TCAGCACCGTTGCCACTTTGTCTCCATCCTAATGCACCTGCTCGTGCAGTGGATCCTTTATTGGGCCCTAATAGATGAGCCACTGACAACATGCCTGCAATGGTACATTTGTCATCCCCGGGTTTGATGGCTCCATTTTGGACCATCTGTTGATAATTGGCCAATAACTGTTCGTACATGGTTTTTTCTTGTATAGTAGAATTACTGAGCCAATTAGCTCTACTGTTTATATTATTCTTGCCGGTCCAAGCATTATCAATAGTTAATGCTGCATTTTTGTGTTTAGTATAATAATCTCGATGAATATAGCCACGATCGACCAGTGCAGCAGCACCAAATTGATACTTACCAACATAGCCCACTGTATTAACTGCTGAGTAATTCCAGTTGCTTTCTTTCCAACCTAACTGTGCCATCACCGCACGAACTTCGCTAACCGATAACGGACCAATGCCACCAACAGGCAATGGCTGACTTTTAACTTGAGCTTTAGGTAATTTAGTTTTAACAGGTTTTCCTTGTGCTAAACTCGGACCAGGATCCAATGATGCACTACCTGTTCCGATTGGATTTCCTGATCCGTCGATGACCTGCCCACCACTGGTTGTTCTAAGAACACCGGCTTCACACTCAATTGCAGTTAACTCTGGCACATTTGGATCTTGTTCGTTTACATCACTGCCATCTTCTGCCGATGGTGCAGCAACCGACGAAGTAGACGACCCAGCAGAGCCGGATCTGCTCGGTGTCACTGTTTGCCCGGCTTTTCTTGTAAATGGTTCGTGCGTTGGAGCTATTGACACAATACTGGTCAGCGACTTCTCTGTCGATTGCCAAGTTTGTGTATTGGGGTTTAATTTTGTTTCTGCTAATTCTTTAACAGGTATTTCGGTAGGTACTTCGATAGGACTTCCAGAATTTAATAATACCTCTGACTGCCCTTGTATTTTTACTTCTTGATTGGCCAACATTTGAATATTAGCGGCATATACTTTAGTCGTTGTTTCACTGCTCATATCGGTTTGCTGCGATTCAATTTTTATATTATTTGCTGTTTTTAAATTGAACGATCCGCCCACGTTAACATTAAGGTCCCGATCAGTATGAATATTCAAGTCTCCCTGGGTACGAACATTAATGCCATTTGAACTGAATATATGCAATTGCCCAGAATTACTAAGTTCAACCCAAACACTGCCATTGCTGTTGCTTATGTACATGGTCTGACCACTGTCATGCATGACTATCTGATGACCGCCGGCAGTTCTCAATCGAATTTGTTGATCATTGCCTTCTAATGCACCGTCATCCATAACAAAGATATGTCCGCCTTGTCTTTTTTTAACTTGAAAATCTTTTTCGTCGGCAGTACGATCATTGATTCGTTGCAGTAATTCGGGATTTTCTTTTGGATCGGGGTCAGGTCTGCCGGGTGTACTGAAACCAAATACACTGCTGGGTGCTTCCCGTTGACTACTAGTGGTGGTAGTTCCGCGTACTGGGTCGTTTTCAAGGCCCTGCTCAACTAATCGTTCGAATTGTTTTCTATGCAAAGGTCTGGCATTATTTGTTTGAAATCCGGGCTTACGCAGATCCGGATCATTTTCATTAAACTCTAATACCGGATAATTATTATCACTCAGTGTTTGATTTTGTATATCAGTTGATAGTTCATCCTTAACACCAGGATCCTGCCATTTTGTCGAGGCTGCTAATCCCGGGATCATATTATGACTTGCATGAGGACTTATGCAAGCAAACCAATATCCCTTGTCGGGTCGCCCGCTGATAAATGTGACTAAGACTTGACTGTTTAAGTCCGGCGGAACAAACCACATACCGTAGGTATGATTCACCGTATTAAAGGTTGTTTCTTTACTTTTGCTGTCTTCTTCATAATAGGTGCTGCCGATGAAAGGACTAGCATAGCTGACATTTCTCCAATAATAATCGTTATCAGGGTCACCGCCTAGATCAGGAATCCATACCATTAGCCTCCCTTTGCGGTCGGGATCGTCGTTGCGTTTAACAATACCTATATACGTACCGGGATCTATTTTAATAGACGTTAAATCAGGTCTACTAAATGGTGCAGGCTTATTACTAATTTTTCGATCTATTGACATTCATAACTCCAATTATCCTGCGTCTTCTATTGACGGCGTTCTAGATACCGAACTCCGAGTAATAGTCGCATTTGCCGCTTTAATTTTGGCTTCATTTAACCGATCGCGATTTCCAATGAGCCCGTATTCAAGGTCTGCTAATTTTTTTGAGTTTTGAGCTATTTCGAGGCTAATCTCCGCTTTTTCAGCCGATACCTGATCAAATTTTTCTTGCAGTTGAGCAATTGTTGCTGGGTCTGCTCCGCTGTCTTGGGCAGCTTTTAGTTCTCTACCTACATCTCGTCTGCTTGGAGGAGAATTAAATTCGGCTGACAATTTTTCATCTAATGCCTTTGCTTCTGTAATAAGTCTTTCGCTTCCTGCTACTGCTTGTTCAAGAGATTTTACTGTGTCAATAGGAACAGGCCCAGCACTTTGGGGTTGTGTTGTGTCAGGCGACGAAATCTCTCTAGATTCATTATTTTCTTCATTGTACTTCCTCAATGCTTCTAATTTTTCTTGATCCGAAATGCCCGAGGATGGTGTTTCATTATAATTTGTATTCGGGTCACTGGCTAAATCGGTCGCTGTAGGCGGTGTTGTATTAGTCAGAGCTGCTGCAACAGCCGGGGTATTAGGTACAGATAATGTGCTAGTGTCGCCGACAGGTAGTTGTCTGCTTAATCGAGCAGTCTCGGCTGCACTTTGATTAGTATCGGGCGCAACACCGGTTTCTTCTCGCTTATTATTAGGAGCGATTCCTGCAATTCCTGCTTCAACACCTGCTAATGTTTCGGCTGCACGTCGTTCGGTTTTTGATGCATCACTTTCCTGATCAAACAATCTAACCAAATCTAATGTTTGTTCAAATTTTCCTCTTTGAAAAGTATTTTCAACTCTGAGTATTCTATACAATCCAGAAAATTTACTAGTTAAAAATTTTGAATCTTTGGCCAGCAATCCCGTTTCACTGTCATAGTCGATGGGAGTAAAAAATATCAAGTTTACATACCGTTCTTCATAATCAAAAATCACACTGTTATTTTTACTTACTAACTCTTTACCTAGTTTAGGTGCATTAACTGGATTAAAAAATAATTCATCCTGTTTTATATATCTAGGATCGCCGACAATTTTTAGTCTCACGTTGATCATGTCTCCGCGTTGAGAACTGTAAAGACTATTGTATAACTCTGACACTGCTATTCCTTTGGCAGTATCAGTGTCATAGCTACCAATTTGATCCGACATGTTCATTGAAGAATGAACTATTTTATTTGGTTGAAAACTATTAGATCTATTATGCCCAGAATTTAAATCAGACTCCGATGGTGCACCGGCTGCTGAATTCATCGATTCCCATTGTTCTCTACTGGCAGTAGCTAAAGTATAAAACATAACTTCGAAGTTAATATCCAGATCAATTATGCTTTGATTGTCGCCAGTAAAAATATACTTGTATTCCTGAATCCATTTCTTAGGTAAACTTTTTGAAACTAACGGACTCTTGGTATTATGAACTATGTAGGGAATAATATGATATTCAATTGATCTAGCATAGGTATTTCGTTTAAAATCAAAATCTTTAATAGTGACTACTGGTAAAATTTTATACCATTTAAGCGGTTTACCCTCAGCATTGGCTACATCTTGAGGACTACCGCCCGGTTTAATTTTACTACTTTTATCAGTGAGTTGAGATCTAATATAGTCACTGTTTTTCATTATGGTATTAATGACATCAACTATACTAGTTCCTGCATTAACTGGAAAAACTTTTTGAGTTGAAGTTTCTACTGCGGTTGCCTGACTGCCAGTATTTGCACTATTAGGAAAAGAACTTCGATTACTAGGCGATAGATTAGGTTGAACTATAGCGGATTTAGCGATTTCGGGATCTACTACAAAACTATAAGTATCAATCTGTGCTACTTTTTCTAATTCTTTCAATCTCAGCTGAAAAGAATTCAATGCCTGTACATAGCTAGCTGCATTATAGAATTTTTTCCTTGACTCTTCAACTCTTTTGTTTATTCCACGCTTAATTTCTTCAGGGTCAACTACTTCAAATCCTATATTAACTGTGGCTTTTCTTCGTTCAATGTCTCGAGCTAGTTCTCGTTGATCATTTACAATTTCTTTAGCCAACTCGTCGATATTGTTATTGTTAGCAAAGAATTCTCCCACTGTGGAAGATTTTATTTGTACATTTACCGGTGTCGATCCGTGCTCGGTGGCCTGATACGCGACCTGATTAAAAGGTGTTGCTTCGATATTGTATTCGGATCCGGCTCCAGTGATCTTCATTCTTGCGCCGAGAATTTTAATAGGAATAAATTTTGTGTGTTCGGTAAGTACCACTGGATTTCCGTCCACATCATTGCCCCTAAATTCAACAATTAGCATATAGGGAATTTCTAAATAATTTCTAATTCCCAATTCATTGGCCATTACATATAACCGCTCAAAAAAACTGGCACCCAATGGTTCAACAATTTTAAAATTTATGCCAAGAACATTCGATCCTTTAGTTCTAGAATTTAAGCCAATGATGCTATCAAACTTTAATTCCTGTATATAAAAATCATAGAGAAAATTTTCATTACGATTTAAGTTTTCCCCACGGCGACTTCCACTGGCAATAATGACATTATTCTTTACGTACTTGTACCCAGGATCTGTCATTATCTTGTTAAACACGTCCGGTGTTAGTGCAGCTAAAATAAATGAATATGTATAGTCAGACAGCTCAAACAATGGATTTAAATTGTTCAACAGTGTTCCAGTCTGCTGAGGTGTAGCTTGCTGTGTAGTTCGGGCGACAGTTTGTTCTGCTGCGGTATCGTTTTCTCCGCTGTCCTCTCGCGATGGACCAGCAGATTCAGCTGATTCAAAAGAACCAATTAACGAAGCATCAACACCAGTACCAACAGTTTCTCCAGGCGCCAGTGGTCTAGACACTGTGACGTATCCATCAGCATCGGCATTAGGATGGTCGGGTGCATAGGCCATTGAATATTTTTGCTCAGGCGCATTACCTCTTGTGGGCCAAATATATCCATCAGCATCGGCCATTGGATGGTCGGGATTATACACAGGTTGGGTTGATACCCCGGTTTCTAGTTGATTGCCTATGTTAATTTTTTTAGCTTCAACAGGGGATGTAATTTTTTCTTGTGTGACTTCTGTAGTTGCCTGTCCCGATGTTTCGATGTTTTGTTGAACACTATCTCTTTTTTCTGTGACCACAGTCTGACCGGTATTGCCCGGAGCGGCTTGAGACCGATACCCAATTGAACTTGATCGATTAATGCCACCTGTGTTTCTTATGCCTTCTAAGATTACTGCATTCTGTTGAGAATCGGCGTAGGTTGCCAAAGCCGAAAAATCATTGAATGTTCCTGGCCCAATGCTTTGTGAATCACGTGCAGATTGCAATGCCTGTGCTGCGGTTTTTCCCGAGCTCAGTCTTGTGCCAAATCTAGTGTCTTCCAACACCCATCTATTGCCTAAAGCATCATAATAAAACGCTAAAGTTTGACCTTGGCCACCAGTGGGTGCACCCGATGCTACAGTCACAGTCATAATGCTGTCCCGTATAGTCTAAGTTCGTTGATAACAGTCATTGTGTTTTGTGCTTTAACTGAAATTTTTGGACGTACATATTCTTGAACTTTGGAGACAAAATTTTCTAGGGTCATCTTAAATTCCCAATGCTGCGTTTAACGTTTCTTGTGTAGAAATATAAATTACCCGCCCGGCAACAAAATCAAATATAGGATCTTCGATCGCATTTGGATTACGTGCAGCAAATACCCACCAAAGAGCAGGATCGCCATACAGGTCATTAGCCAATAAATCAGGTCGACGTTCGTAAATAGCGTCAATGACATAAATTACATCATTGGGATTCTTGGGTATAGAACGATATTCCAATACATCTAAAAATTTACCATACAGCCCAGTATCACTGTACGGACTGTTTTTTTTATAAGTAGCAGCCATTTTTAAATGTATCCTTTATTTAAATACTCACCACGAGCAAACTTTTCGGTACTGAATTCTGATACTCGTCGGCGGCTATAAACTGGTTGCAATACAATTGACATTGTACTAACAGTAGGAATCTTGGTTCTTACACTACTTCCGCCAGCACTAAATTCAGAATCTGGCTCTCCTGGAGGGACTGGTCGTTTTTTGGCCTGTTCAATGTTGACCACTGGTGCAGAAATATAATCCACATCTTCGGGCATACTGTGACTAAACTGTGTCAATACACAGGGCACATGAGGGAAATAATATTGCCCATAACCGTCTAAGAATAGCAAAGGTGGCGGATTTCCAGCTAGTTTATCTTGCCCCGTAAACATCTTTCCTGCTGTTCTGAAAAAATGAATCACTGCTAACACATATTGAGCTTCTTCGGGAGTTTGTGCAGTAAAATCAGCACTAATAGTAATACTGGATACTGCCGATTTGTTATAAGAATAAAAAGAATAGTTAGTATGAGTAATGTCAGTATCTTGATAATTGCTTTGATATACTGTGTCAATTTTGGGTGTATAAGGAAAAATCACACCTTTTGTGGCTTTTAACGGAGCTAAAACATCGCCAACGTCGTTGTTTAAATAAAAGAGTCCGCTGCCCTCTCCCACTGAAATTTTTACACGCCAATCTTGATTTTCTTTTAATCCACCGAAACTCACCGGCATATTGAATTTACTCAAAGACTTTGCTGAATTAGCACGACCGCCAGGATTGAGCCCCGATGCCAATAATCTGCCCATTTTTGGATCAACTATGCCAATAGCCGAACTAGCAACACTGGTCAACGAAGTGACCGCAGAATTAGCACCTTGCATCACACTATTAAATAAATTGATTACCGGCATTATTCTTCCTTTGTATCATTTATTTATTGCGTAAAATCTCAGTTAATTTGACATTGCTCTCTTAGATCATGTAATATTAAGCCTGCAACACAGGATATAAATATTAGATGAAAATCAACTATCTTAACAATAGAGACATGCTTCGCGAAATTCATCGAAGCAAGATCACATACTCAGCTTACACAAACAAAGAAGATCAAGATTACGATTTAATCGTTAAAAATTTCGATGATCTCGACGAAAAAATTGTTCAAGCTAGACAAAATCGTGCCAACCGAATGGCCGCTGAGGCCCAAGAACAATTACTAAAAAACGGAAAGAAAACAAAACTCGAAGAACATCAAGTCGATCCCGAATCCTTGCCCGTTGAAACTTTAGTTTTTAGATTAATGACCTGGCAGCATATTCCAGAAAATGATGCTTGGATTGAAAAACAACAACAACTCGAAGAAGAAAACGAAGAATTGGAAGAATTGGATGTCGAACTTGTAAAAATGAGTAAAAAACATGTTCGTGTTAATTTTCCCCCATTCGAGCACTATAGGCTATCCGCTGAACTAATACCTTACTGTGTTGGGCGTAGCCACTGGAAAGGCAATTTAGAATCAGGAGCATTCAGTAAAGATCACGGAACAATGACACGCGAACTTGCTATGATGTTTATGAAACTCTGCGATCGTTATGCTAGCCGTGGCAATTGGCGTGGATATACTTATAACGATGAAATGAAAGGGCAGGCTCTACTGCACCTCACTCAAATTGGTTTACAGTTCGACGAAAGCAAAAGCAGCAATCCGTTTAGTTATTATACACAGAGTTTAACTAACAGTTTCACCCGTGTATTGAATATTGAAAAACGTCACCAGAATATTCGTGATGATATTCTCGAAATTAACAACTATAATCCCAGCTACACACGCCAAGGTGATTGGAAATACGAGGAATAATGGCTAATCTCTTTAAGAGGGCCATTGCATTCACTGATATACACTATGGCCTAAAGTCAAATAGCGTAGTTCATAATGAAGATTGTTGGCAGTTTGTACAGTGGGCCACTGAACTTGGACGTAAATACGATTGCGATGCCTGTTTCTTTCTCGGAGATTGGCATAACAATCGTAGTACAGTAAATATCCTAACTCTAAACTATAGTCTGCGTTCACTAGAGCACTTAAATGCTAACTTTCAGCGTGTGTTTTTCATTCCTGGCAATCATGATTTGTATTATCGCGATAAGCGAGATATTCAAAGTGTGGAATGGGCTCGTCACCTCCGTAATGTTCAACTCTGTAATGATTGGTTTGTCGATGGCGACGTTGTCGTCGCTCCATGGCTAGTAGGTGACGACCACCGCCGTATACCTAAACTATCGGCCAAGTATATGTTTGGGCATTTCGAACTGCCTAAATTCTTAATGAATGCTCGTGTAGAAATGCCCGACCACGGTGAAATTAAACATGAACACTTTCAAGGTATCGAGCGTGTATTCACCGGGCATTTTCATATGCGGCAGACCAGACACAATATTACCTATATCGGAAATTGTTTTCCACACAATTACTCCGATGCCGGTGATGACCGTCGCGGTGCAATGATTCTCGAATGGGGCGAAGAACCTGAATTTTATGCATGGCCCGGACAACCCACATATCGAACATATACGCTCAGTGAGGTCTTGACTGATACAGATAATCTGTTAAAATCTAATATGCATGCCAGAATCACAATTGATGTCGACATCAGTTATGAAGAAGCAGCATACGTCAAGGAAACACTAGTGACTCAATACGGTATGCGTGACCTCAGTCTTGTGCCCAAAAAAGACACCGGCGAAGAAGCCCAGGGTCTGGCAGATCTCAGTTTTCAAAGTGTTGATCAAATTGTGTCTGACCAGATCAACAGCATCGACAGTGTCAATTACGATAAAAAACTGCTACTTGAAATCTATCAAAATCTCTAATGATTCGCCTCAAAAATATCACACTAAAAAACTTTCTCAGCGTAGGTAATGTCACTCAGGCCATAACATTGGAATCCGGCAACCTCACGTTGGTCTTGGGAGAAAATCTGGATCTCGGTGGTAACGACGCTGGGTCAAGAAATGGTGTTGGGAAGACCACGTTGGCCAATGCCATCAGCTACGCTCTATACGGTCAAGCACTCAGCAACATTCGCAAAGACAATCTCATTAATCGTACCAACGAAAAAGGCATGTTAGTGACTTTGGAATTTGAATCTCGCGGTGTGGAATATCGCATCGAGCGGGGTCGCAAACCCAATACAATGAAATTCTTTGTAGGTGGTCAAGAACAAAAACCCACAGACGATGCTCAAGGTGACAGCAGAGAAACTCAACAGGAAATCGATCGACTGTTGAACATGAGCCATGACATGTTTCGACATGTTGTGGCATTGAATACCTACACCGAACCTTTTCTGAGTTTGCGAGCAAATGATCAACGTATCATTATTGAACAATTGTTGGGTATTACATTGTTGAGTGAGAAAGCCGATCAATTAAAAGATCTCAATCGCAATGTCAAGGACATGATCACTCAGGAAGAATTTCGTATACGTACACAACAGGAATTCAATCAAAAGATCAATAATCAAATTGCCAGTCTCAAACTCAAACAAAGTGTTTGGCGTAAAAAACGTGACACAGATCTGGCCACTCTACAAGCCGACATCGACAGTCTCAAATTGTTGAATATTGATGTAGAGATTCTCAATCACGGACTAAAATCGCAGTGGATCCGGGATAGAGATTATCGGTTGGAACTGGAAAAAGCACTAAAGGCCTTGGCTATCAGCATCAAAACCGAAACTGACCGTGCCGATCGTTTGACCATTCAAATCACTAAACTGTTGGAGCATCGTTGTCCGGAATGTGATCAAGCATTACACAACAGCAAGAATCAGGAACTACGAGACGAAAAAACCACCGCATTGGCGGAGATTCGCGAACACTTGGTGAGTTTGGGCACGGATATGATCGCAGTACAGAACGAATTAGACACATCGCCTGTATTGGGACCCGAACCCACTGTCTTTTATGACTCACTAGAAGCAGCATACGATCATCGCAATCAATTGAGTAATCTTCAAACTCAATATCTCAGCCGCAGCCAAGAAACTGATCCCTATCAAGAACAAATTGATGAATTGGAACAAACTGGATTGACTGACATTGATTATACTCAGATCAATGAATTCAAGAGATTGTTAGATCATCAAGAGTTTTTGTTGAAGATACTGACCAGCAAAGACAGTTTTGTTCGTAAACGCATTATCGATCAAAATCTCAGTTATCTAAATCAGCGTTTGAGTTATTATCTAGATCGTATTGGATTACCGCATACTGTGAGTTTTCAAAATGATCTCAGTGTCAGTATTACTGAATTGGGTCGTGATTTGGATTTCGACAATCTCAGTCGTGGCGAACGCAATCGACTTATTCTAAGTCTAAGTTGGGCATTTAGAGATGTTTGGGAAAGTCTATATCAACCCATTAACTTTATGATTGTAGATGAATTGATTGATAGTGGATTAGACACTATAGGTGTGGAGAATAGTTTAGCCATACTAAAAAGTATGGTACGGGATCGTAAGAAAACTATTTTCTTAATTAGCCACAGAGAAGAACTCAGTGCTCGTGTAGGTAATATACTAAGTGTAGTTAAGGAAAATGGCTTTACTACATTTAATCAACAAGAGAATAATTAATAGAAAAATTGATTGTCGGGCAGGGTGAGCCAATCCGACAATCTATAAACATATCTAGTTTGATATATAAAACAGGGTCTCAATTGCTCGATGTGGTGTTGGGAAAATAATAATTCGCTAACGTTATTATATTTGATAATCAACACACCAGGTTTCTTAGCACTGATGCTATCTTGGTCGTTTTGAGCAATCCAATCATCCCATTGTTTAACTGTACCATCCACAAATGCCTGCCAACTTGGCGGAGATTTGTAGTGTTTACATTCAACAACGTATCGAAAGTCGGTGGGACAAATTAAGTCCCCAAATATTGCATAGTCTAAATTATGCGTTTCGGTGCGAGTTTTATTGGTTCCTCCAAAATAGCTTCCAGAATCGCTATTACGTCTAAAACCAGTTTCGACTCCCAAATAAGTTTGAAACCGATCGCTGAGTAGATTAGCGATCTTACGTTCGAAACTATTTCCCTTTTGTTTTCCGTTAGTCTTTTTAGGCATAGAATATTTAAGGACAAACGGGTGTAAATAAAAAATTCCTGCGTTAATTTTATCTACATAAGTAATGCTGTATTCATGGCACACATATAGGCACACACATCATGGCACCACTAGACACCACGTCAAATTCCCAATCAAGGCTCAAATTAAGGTAAAGTTCAGGCAATTTTAGGTCAGTGCCCTAAAATTCAGCTTGCAGCCACAGATGCAGAGTGTTAGTCTCTGTGCTCTTAGGTGATCCGGCTCGTGTAATGACCGCCGGTGGGACGCTGTTAACCACAGCAAAGAGCGGCATAAAACGATCATGGTTTTAAGGATTCAGGCTCTGTGAAAAAGATACAACCTGACTGGACAGGATATTGGTCAACTACGGTATACCTGCCAGCCCGCCGGTTGTGGAGAGATCCACAGCGAATACTAGAGCGATAGAAGTACAGACCGACCGCTTCTTGCAGTTTACGCACAAGATCAATCAAGGTAGTCCGCCCCAACCCTGGGTGGAATATTCAAGAAAGGTAGTAAAAGGCAGCTCTTTTAGTTGATTGATATGACACTCGCGTCGAATGCACTATATCAATTTCGCCCTGCGGACGGGCGAATATTGACTACATCTTCGTCGAATACTAACCCAAAGAACATAATAATATCAATATTAAAAACAGTGATTAGATTTGTTTACTGACGTGAGCGATAGCGAATGAAGGAAAAAATCTAATCACTAGCGGTGTGTAGCACCGCTCAGAACAATGAAACTGCTGGTATAAATGAATAATAGCGACTTAGAAAAATGGAAGTTTAGTTTTCTCGGTAGTTTCAATATTTTCTTTGATTATAGCAGCCACTATCTCACGCTCTTGATGACTAAGAGCCATAGCTTCGTTATAACTCAATCCACCACGCATGTACCAAGTAAACTTTAATGCTTCTTTACGTATGGCTTTTGACTCTTGATCGTATTTTTCTAATAACTCTACGATCTCTTCCCTGCTCAGGGTCAAAAGCCTTTTCCGAAAAAACTTGCGTAGTCGAAGGTTAAATTTATTGAATATTCTTTATCGCAACTACCGCAGGTGACACCAATATCTGGTATAGCTGAATCTTTGACTATTGCTGAAATGTGATCCCTGATCAAATTAACTAGTCGACTTTCGGCACGTTCGTAAAACTCCTTGATATGGTCCGGGTCAGTGACTTTAATACCGTCGGGTGTTATAATACAATCGGTGCAATCGGTGACCAATTTGATACTGAGTACAATAATTCTCTGTAATTGTTCAGTATAAACACGAAGTTTTTCTTCTTCATCTTCGAGGTCGTTGGCATTTCTCAGCAATTGTTGCTCTTCAAAATTCTGTTTATTAGTGGCATTAATACTGAAATAACTCTGCGGTTTCAACTTAAATGTTAGCCCGTTGTGCTTCACTGGTGTCTGAAAATCGGGTGTTTTGATGTTATCTAATATAGCAGTAAGATCTATGGCGTGAGTATTATCTTCATTACAATGTGGACAACGATTTTCAAAATCCATGTTTTGGCCGTAGCTGGCAATACGTATAGCAATAATTGTAGCATCAACATCAATACTGGGCATGTTCCATGCATCGGACACATTTGGACAACAACTATGAATCAGATCCACAACACCTGCACCATTTAATAGTGCATCAGGAGTTCGCAGTGTAATTTCGTCTTTGGTAGTCATTGGGTAAACGGGTATTTCGCCGGTGATTGGTAAATCCAATGCGCCATCAGGCCAATATTTTCCTCCGCTGGGCAGTTTTAGATGTATAGCAGGTTGCCTAAAGAAATTTGAAAGCGGATTAGTTGACATGTTTTTATCCCATAAATAATAGAAAAGCACCAAATATTTATTGGATTTAAACCATGGCAACAAATACCGATGATCTGGTTAGACAACTAGTTGACGCCATTGAGCGTATGCGTAGTTCCAGTATTGTCTATTCAAACAGTGTCGATCGATCTACTGCTGCTAATTCTAGAGCAACTAGCGGAGCAGTTAATATATCTGCTAGCTTAGAAAATCTAAGAGGTCGATATAGTATAGCAGGAAATCAAGCATCGACATTGGCTCAACAATTTAATGAACTTAGACAAAATGTAGTCAAGTATGGTAATAGAGCAGAACAGGCTGAACAACTAAGAAGAATTAACGATGCTCAAGTCAAATTAGCTAAAGATAATTTTATCAGTGGTTTGTTTAATATGGACAATGCCACTGCTATTTTCAGAAATACATTGACAACATTGACTTCTACTATGGGCGGGTTTATACGAACCTTACAAGGTGGCGGTAGTGCAACAGAAATGGCCGGCGGAGCATTATCTGCTGGCTTGGGCTTAATCGGTACTGGGTTAACATCGGGCGGTAAGATGTTAACCAATTTTGGTGCAGCATTATTTGCTGTACAAAATCCTATGGCCAAATTGGCCGGTGCACTTACTTATGCAGCCGGTGGTTTGTTGAGAATGGGCGGAATGGCCGCGCAGGGTGTTAACTTTGCATTGGATATTTTAAGCAAAGAATTAGAAAAAACTAACACTGCCTTCATTGGGATGGCCAACGCAGGTGCTCTTTATGCTGATGGTCTTACCGGAATGCGAGACGCAGCCAGTAAAAGCGGATTAACACTAACACAGTTTAGTTCGGTAGTAAAGTCCAGTGGTCCTATACTAGCCGATCTAGGCATTGGGGTACGAGAAGCTGCGGCAAGGATGGGTGGTGTATTGGAGAAAGGCGGCGAGACTATGAAAATGAGATTATTAAATCTCGGTTTTAGTTTTGAAGAACAGGCTGCACTAACCGCAGAAGTCATGCGTGATATGCGTCAGAGTGGTGGACCACTACGTGCAAGTAATGCTGTGGTAGCGCAGCAGACTGAAAAATATGCCGAAAATTTAAGAATTATTGCAGCATCAACTGGTGAAGATGCTAAAAAACGCATGGAATCTGCTAGACAAGCAGCTAGTCAATTGGCGTTCCAGCAAAAATTAGCAGGGATGGATGAAGTTCAGCGTCAGAATGTTGTAATGGCAATGGCCAATATGAGTGAATTGCAACAACGTAATTTCATGGATGTAGTTAATTTTGGTTCTGTGATCAATCGTGAGGGCGCTGCTGCTGCGGCTATGAGTCAGGGATTAACTGATAGTGTTAACTCATATGCAGATCAGTTTGCAAGAGGGCAGTTGACACCCGAGTCGGTAAGAGAAGCTAACAAACAATTAGGCGAACAAACCAAACAGGAAATATTGAATTTAAGAGAAATTGGATTAGCTGGTGCTGCTGGGGTGGGCGGTATAGTTAGTGAATTAGCTAAGATATTAGGTGGTGAATTGGCTTTTAGAAATAAAACCACTAAAGAGTCCATTGAGGATGCTGAGCGATCAGCAAGAGAACAAAAAGAAGCACGTGATGAATTAACTGCAAATTTCAGAAAAGCAACTACTGCTTCTCAGAATTTTGCTATTGAATTTGAAAAAATTGCCACAGAGCTATTGCCCAAATACAGTAGTTTACTGTTGGGTACTTTGGGTGTGCTGTCTACTATGTTGTCAAAAATACCCGGACTTGAGGGATTTGGTGAAGCATTTAAAAAAGTTCAAGTGGCAATGGTAAAGGATGCAAATCAGGCCGAAACAGTGTTGGAAACTCTTGGATTAGATGCCGAAAGAAAAAAACAAATCGGCGATCTTCTAAAAGATGAAAAAACTCGTATTCAGGGAATAGAGGAGATTAACAAAGAGATACGTCAACAAAGCGAAAGTGAAGGAAAACAAACATCATCGGGTCAATCACCGACAGGCGGTGCCGGACCGGTCACTATAAATGCAGACAGAAATAATCCTTTGCCAGTGACTATCGTTGATCCCTTGCCTGAGGGTGCAAAAGGTGGGGTTATATCCGGACCAAGATCGGGATATTTTGCAGTATTGCACGGAAACGAAATGGTCATCCCCGAAGGCGGAACAATTGCTGTAAAATCTTCTATAGTCAACGAAGCAGAACCTAGTACAGGCGGGATTGATATTGTGACACCATTAATGAATGCTTTAGCCGAACAAACTAAAAAGTTTAATTTATTAATTGAAATTAACGAAGGTATGCTGGCCGCTATAGGTGATCACAAGGATGTTTCTACCGAACTTTTAAAGAACGCTTACAGTTGATCTCAATACCATAAATATAAAACATCTAGGAAAATACTGTGGCATCTTGGAAAAAATATTTTAAAGTACAAAATTTAGATCGAACAAGTTCAAGTCCTATCAGCGGAAGACAGGATTATGTTCCTGTCTTTAGAAATTATCAAAGTAATTTACCTGATGTTTATATCGGTCACCCTAACAGAATTGAGCGATATAATCAGTACGAACAAATGGATATGGATTCGGAGATTAATAGTGCATTGGACATTTTAGCCGAATTTTGTAGCCAAATGGATCCAAAGAGTGGCCGTGTATTTGACCTTGATTACAAAGATGAACCCACAGAAAACGAAGTTAATATCATCAAAGATCAACTTCAGCAATGGATTAAATTAAATCATTTTGATCAAAGACTATTTAAATTAGTACGTAATACCATCAAGTATGGCGATCAACTTTTTATAAGAGATCCCGAAACTTTTCAACTTTATTGGGTTGAAATGAGTAAAGTGGTTAAAGTTATTGTAAACGAAGGCGAAGGAAAAGAACCTGAGCAATATGTAATTAAGGAAATCAGTCCGAATTTAGAAAATTTAACAGTGACACAGGTCAGTGTTAGCGATACTTATATCACAAGACCACAGATTGGTGGCCCTAGTGGTGCTTATGTTCAGCCTAACGTTCCCTATGCTGGCGGCACACGATTTGGCCGAGCACAAAATGAATACGCAATCGAAGCTCAACATGTATTGCATCTAAGTCTAACAGAAGGCTTGGATGTGACATGGCCTTTTGGTACTAGTGTATTAGAGAGTGTTTTTAAGGTATTCAAACAAAAAGAACTAATTGAAGATGCTGTGATCATATATCGAGTTCAGCGAGCACCTGAGCGAAGAATTTTTAAAATTGACGTAGGTAATATGCCTCCGCACATGGCTATGGCCTACGTAGAGAGAATTAAAAACGAAATTCACCAGCGTCGCATTCCTACCCAGACTGGGGGTGGATTGAATATGATGGATGCCACATATAATCCTTTAAGTACTTTAGAAGATTACTTCTTTCCACAGACTTCTGAGGGACGTGGTAGCAGTGTCGAGACTCTCCAAGGCGGATCTAATGTAGGCGAAATCACTGATTTACGATTTTTCACTAACAAATTGTTTAGGGGATTACGTATCCCTAGTAGCTATTTGCCACAAGATACCGAGGATGGAACACAGAGCTATAATGATGGGCGAGTGACTACAGCATTGATTCAAGAGTGGAGATTTAATCAATACTGTTCTAGATTACAAAAAACCATAATTAAAAATTTAGATAAAGAGTTCAAGCTCTTTATGCGTTGGAGAGGTATTAATATCGACAATGCATTATTTGAATTAAAGTTCAATGAGCCTCAGAACTTTGCCAAATATCGTCAAGCCGAACTCGATTCTGCTAAGATTCAAGCATTTGCACAGTTAGAGCAGTTGCCATATATGAGTAAGAGATTTATGTTGCAGCGATATCTCGGGCTTACTGAAGAAGAAATTACTGAAAACGAAAAGCTATGGAGAGAAGAGCGCGGCGATAAACGGTCGGGCACTGAAGATCTTGGATTGCGAGCCACTGGTATTACACCCGGAGGATTAGCGTCTGATCTTGAAACATTTACGTCCGAGCCTGCTGCTGAACAAGTACCGCCTGGTGCTGAAGGGCAAGCTCCACCCGGGGCAGCACCACCCGGGGCAGCACCAGCAGGACCTGGAGCAACAGCAGTACCACCTCCAGTAGCAGGGCCAGTAACAGCATAAATGTATAAATAAAATTATGACTTTATTTGAATTTTTCTCACCGGAGCCATATGGATTTTACAGTGGCGGACAAGATAATAGCATCATTCAGAAAAATGATGTTAGAAAAACACGATTAACAATTGATCAAATAAATCGTTTGCGTATTATGAATGACATACGTAAGTTAGAATACGAGAAAAAAGTTGAAAAAGTAGCAGGGCAGTATGGCCCCGGAGCCCAGCCTCAACAGCCCGGTTTGATGTAAAATAACTCAAAAAACGCAAAAAAACCGCCTTAATGGCGGTGTTTTTTTAACAGGATATTAAATAACTTTAACATTTGACAGGAGTTCTTATGAACAAGTACGAAAAACTTATTGAATACATTATTTCCGAGCAACACGATCTTGCTCGTGAATTATTTCACGATATAGTAGTTGAAAAAAGCCGTGGCATTTACGAAAGCCTATTAGAAAATGATCCAATGGGCGGAAGTCAGGTCGAGGATCTTGTAAAAGAGATTTCAGTCGATCATACCGGTGCATACGAAGGCCAGGAAGACGATATGATGGACATGCCGATGGGCGACGAAGAAGGCATGGACGACATGGGTGACATGGATTCCGAGGAAGAAATGGGCGACGAAGAAGGCATGGACGACATGGGTGACATGGATTCCGAGGAAGAAATGGGTGGCGAAGAAGAAATGTCCGACATGGGCGAAGAAGGAATTGAAGACCGTGTTGACGATCTAGAAGCTGCACTCGACGAGCTTAAAGCCGAATTTGACAAAATTATGGCCGGCGAAGAAGAAGGCGAAGAAGACGACGAAGAAGAAATGGACGAAAATCTTGTTCGTGAATACGTAGAAAAAGTTGCTGCTCCTTCAAATACTGCCGAAGGACACGAAGTTGGTGCCGGTGGTAGCGCAGCGATTCAGAAGAAATCACCTGCTTTACAAAAAGCCAATAACATGGGCGGATCTGCTGCAAACATCGTTAAAGGCGGAGCCGAAGTTGCCCCAGACGGTCATTCTCCCAAAACGGCTAACAACTATGGAACAAAAGGACGCGGAAATCTTCCACATGCAGGGCAATATGAAAATGTTCCCGGTGCACGCACCAAGGGTTATTCCAATAAAGCCAGTGCTAAAAAAGGTGAAGAATCCAGTGTTAACAAACATAGTATAGAGTCTGGCAGTAACTAAGGAACAAATTTATGTTAATGCTACGAGAAAGTTTAAGTTTTGATCAAGCCAACATTATTGTTGAAGACAACGATGACAAAAAAACTCTCCACATGGAAGGAATTTGTCTACAAGGCGGAGTCAAAAACGGAAATGGTCGAGTTTATTCAGTTAAAGAAATCTCTCGTGCAGTTGACAGTATAGGTAAGCAAATCCGTGAAGGTCATAGTATTCTGGGTGAGTTAGATCACCCAGATGACCTCAAAGTCAATTTAGATCGTGTCAGTCACATGATTACAAACATGTGGATGGATGGTCCAAACGGATACGGAAAGCTAAAGATACTTCCTACCCCGATGGGAAATTTAGTTAGCACCATGTTAAAAAGTGGTGTCAAACTAGGTGTAAGCAGTAGGGGTAGTGGTAATGTTGATGATTCAACAGGGAATGTTAGCGATTTTGAAATCGTTACAATTGATGTAGTTGCACAGCCTAGCGCCCCCAATGCTTATCCACGTGCCGTTTACGAAGGGTTAATGAATATGCGTTATGGGCATCGTGTACTAGACATTGCTAGAGATGCTGCAAACAATCAAGCAGTACAACAACATTTGAAAAAGGCTGTCACAAGCCTAATCAAAGAATTAAAAATATAGGAGATAGGCAATGTTGGATGCTATCAAATCACTGATGGAAAGTGGTATGATCAATGAGGAAACACGCACTGCTATCAACGAAGCTTGGGAAGCCAAATTAAATGAGGCTCGTGAGCAAGTTAAAGCTGAATTGCGTGAAGAATTTGCTGGTCGTTACCAACATGACAAACAAGTGATGGTAGAAGCAATGGACCGTATGCTTACAGAAAGTCTCCAAGGCGAATTAGCAGAATTTCATGAAGAAAAGAAAGCACTAGCATTAGATCGTGTGAAGTTTCAACAACACATGATTGAAAGTGCAAAAAAATTCGATACTTTCCTAACTAAAAAATTAGCCGAAGAGATTCAAGAACTTCGTGCCGATCGTGAACAGTATCGTAATGCTCTTGGCACAATGGAAAAATTTGTTGTCAAGCAGTTAGCTGAAGAAATTCAAGAATTCGCACAAGACAAACGTGCTCTAGTAGAAACTCGTGTACGTTTAATTTCGGAAGCCAAACAGAAACTTAATAAAATCAAAGAAAGTTTTATTGAGAAAAGTGCTGTATTAGTGGCCGAAACTGTAGAGCATGGGTTAAAGGGTGAGATCACCCAACTCAAAGAGGATATTCAATTGGCCAGAGAGAACATGTTTGGCCGTAAACTATTTGAAGCATTCGCCAATGAGTTTGCAGTTACCCACTTGAATGAGAACAAAGAGATTCGTAATTTACGTCAACGACTAGAATCACGTGAACAGCAACTTGCTGAGTCAATGCAAATGATTGACCAAACACAAAAACTAGTTGAAAGTAAACAACGAGAGATTCGTATCATCAAAGAATCAGCAGAAAGACAACAAACAATGTCTGGATTGCTAAAAACGCTTAATAAGGAAAAAGCTCAGATAATGGGCCAGCTCCTTGAAAATGTGCAAACTGATAAGCTCCAGTCTGCATTTGAAAAGTATCTACCCGCAGTTCTTAACGAAAAAACAGTTAAAACTAAAGACGACAGTCGTGTATTAACTGAAAATCGTAAAGTAGCTACTGGAGATAAATCTGCTAATGTAAACGTTACATCTGACGTCAGTAATGTCGTTGAACTAAAACGTTTAGCAGGGCTTAATTGACAATTTAGTTTAGGAGATATTAAACATGTCACAAGTTCTATTAGAAAGCCGTTGGGGCGAGACCAAAGAAGCCCTGTTAGAAGGTCTACAAGGATCTCGTCGCACATCAATGGCAGTTGTTTTGGAAAATACTCGCAAGTACCTAGCAGAAAGTGTAACCGCCGGGTCAACCGTTTCGAGCAACGTTGCTTCACTAAATCGTGTTATTCTTCCGGTAATACGACGTGTAATGCCCACCGTTATCGCTAACGAAATCATTGGTGTTCAGCCAATGACTGGTCCCGTTGCTCAAATCCATACACTACGTGTTCGTTATGCCGAGACCAACGATATCGTTGTTGCTGGTGATGAAGCACTAAGCCCATTCAAAATTGCAACCGCATATTCGGGCACTGGTTCAGATCCTACTGGTACTGCTGCTGCAACAAGTTCACTCGAAGGCGAACCCGGACGTAAAATTAATGTTCAGATCTTAAAACAGGTCGTAGAAGCCAAGACCCGTAAATTAAGCGCACGTTGGACATTTGAAGCTGCACAAGATGCACAAGCAATGCATGGTCTTGATGTTGAAGCAGAAATTATGGCTGCTCTAGCACAAGAGATCACCGTTGAAATCGACCAAGAAATTCTTGGTTCGCTACGTGCTCTTGCTGGCGACGAAGAAACATTTAACCAAGCTACTGTTAGCGGTACCGCCACTTTCGTTGGTGACGAGCACGCTGCACTAGCCGTTCTAATGAATCGTGTTGCTAACAAGATTGCTCAGCGTACACGTCGTGGTGCTGGTAATTGGGCCGTTGTAAGCCCACAGGCTCTTACTGTTCTACAGAGTGCTACAACCAGTGCTTTTGCTCGTACCACAGAAGGCACTTTCGAAGCTCCAACCAACACTAAGTTTGTTGGTACACTAAACGGCGCAATGAAAGTTTACGTTGACACCTATGCTGCTGACAATACTCGCGTACTAGTCGGCTACAAAGGTTCTAGCGAAGCTGATGCTGCTGCATTCTACTGCCCATATGTACCATTAATGAGCAGTGGAGTGATTCTTGATCCTAGCACTTTCGAGCCAGTAGTTGGCTTTATGACACGTTATGGATACATCGAACTTACTAACACAGCAAGTTCGTTCGGTAACGCTGCTGACTACCTCGGTGAGATCGTTGTTCAAAACGTTACTTTCCAGTAATTAAATCTTCCAGAGGGGATGGGGAGTCAAAAAACCGCTGTAAGGCGGTTTTTTGTTGGCTCTAAAATCTGCCGCTAAATATCTTTGTAGATTGCTCATCTACAATACACATACACACAAAGGAGAGCAAACATGAGTAAAACACCATACGAGATTCGTCTCGAACTTCTGAAACTTTCAAACGAAATTCTAACTACGCCAGTTTTTCAACGGCGTGAATCATTAATGAACGAATATCATTCTAAGTTAACTGATGAAAATAGAGAGAATTTATCGTTTCCAACTTTGCCTGATTTTCCGTCAGTGAATGATGTGATTGCTCAAGCCGAATGCCTTAATCGGTTTGTAAGTAATACCTAAATTAGGTGATATATTTTGCACTAATAAGCCCCGAAAGGGGCTTATTTTATAAATATATTGTTCGCTCTCCAAGGAGAGAGTTTATGCGGAAACCCACCGCGTAGGCCTAGAACGCCAACTTTAAGGAGAAACAAATGGGACGTCCGCTTCATAAAAAATACTTTGGTAATCGAAATCTTGGTTCAAGCAGTACTACTGCCGACGATGGATTGGGTGGTAATCGTGTAGCTAGTGTCACTATCACCAATCAAGGATCTTATACTGTTCGTCCAACAGTGACATTTAGTGCGCCTGATTTAACCGGTGTTGGCGCAGTTACTGCCATTGGCACAACTAACATGGAAGGTAATACTGTAGCAGTCACAGCCGGTCAAGGTGGCCTTAACTATGTAGTTGGTGATCTTTTAACAATCACTGGTGCAGGCGGTGCTATTGCTTATGTTGCCACAGTTGACGGAGTCACTGGTGCTGTGACCGGAGTTAACTTTACTGGAACTGGTGCTGCACGTGGTGATCAAACTGTTTTAACAGGTATTACCAGTGCTGTTGCTACTACGGGTGGTAGTGGCGATGGCAATGCACAAGTTGATGTGACTTATCGTGTAAAAAGCATTTCTATTAGCGAGCCAGGTTCTGGTTATACTGATGCCGCTGATGCCGCTGTTACATTCAGTGCAGGTGTTGCCGCTGGTACTAGCGTACTTGAAACATATTCAATTGGTGGTCTAATTGGCAATAATGAGAATGCTATTACAATATATGCATTTGTGACTGGTGGCAGTCGTAAAATTGGTGATATTGTCAAACAGGTCGGTAGTCGGAGATTCTTAGTTGAAACTGCCGACGGCACTGAAAAATGTTTGTTAGTCACTGACGGAAATGCCGATGCAGCAGGAGAGATGGATATCACTGCTACAGACAGTTCTGGTAAAACTTACTATGTCAAAAAAATTACTGCACACAGAGCTACTTTAGTTCGTTATGGTGCTGCTGGGCACGAGTTTGCCACCGATGCATCTGTTCGTTGGACATTTGACTCGCCAACTCTCGACACCACTGTACAAATAGCAAATACATAAGTTTTGTTTTTGTAATTATAAAAAGGGCCAAATCGGCCCTTTTTATTTGGTCATTATAATTATTCCGAACAGATAAATAACTATAATTCAAGGTTATTGCACATGGCTGAAAATAAAAGAGTAACAGGCGATTATACTATAACAACACTAGGTCCGGGATCTAAGGTTGTAATTGATAGTGATCTAATAGTCACTGGTGATATTGATTTTGAAAATGTGGCTAATAGAATTTATGTAGCAAAAAGCGGCGACGACAACCAAGACGGACTTAGTTGGGAAAAGGCTAAATTAACTATCAAGGCCGCATGTGAAACAGCACAAACTCTACTAGATACAGATGAACTAACTCCTAACCATGTGTCTATTCTTGTTGCCAGTGGTGACTACACCGAGGATTGTCCTGTCACTATACCCGAAGGGTGTGCATTATTGGGAGACAATCTAAGATCAGTCACTGTTAGACCAAGCAATCCAAGAAGCAATGTATTTTACGTTAGTAGTAATTCTTATGTGTGGGGTATCACAGTAAGAGATCACCAACTATATCCTAGTGCTCTTGACATAACACCGGAAGGATATGCAGGATATAACGGACAAGGATTTCCTAGAAGTACCAAACAAGTTGGTTTCGCATTTAGTTTTACACCAGGATCAATAATTCGAGTAAGTCCTTACATTCAAAACTGTTCTAGTATTAGCGGTCGTGGAGTATTTGGAAATCCAGATTATGTACCCGGCGGTGGTGGTATTTTAGTTGATCCCAGTGTCTGCGAAGAGGGCAATCGAATTAACAGTATCGTTCTTGATGCATTTACGCAGATCAATCAAGGTGGAATTGGTTGTAAAGTTGTTGGTCGTGGATATATGCAGTTGGTTTCGTTTTTTGTGAATTTTTGTCAATTCGGTGTTCTTTGTGTAGATGGCGGACATGTCACACTACTAAATTCAAACTGTTCTTTCGGAAACTATGCATTTTGGGCCGAAGGAAAAAGAACATTGGTTCGGGAACCAGATGAAATTTTAGATCCCGAAATAATTGCTCTAGCCACTGATACAATCGAAGCCACAAACGAAATCACTTTGACCAGTGATGACGATATTACACTTAATATGCCGATACAGTTTGGCGGAATCAACAGTGGTCCGACATTAAACAATATTGTTGTAGGGCAGGTATATTATATTAAGGAAATTAATGGACTTAATATAAAACTAAGCGAAACTATTGCTTATGGTACTGCCGGGCCCGAATTTGAGTTAACCGGCGGAAATCAAACCGGCGGAACTCTTTATGTAAGAAAAGCATTCGACGAAGTTGTTCCGTACAGTTTAGCTAGAACTATATTGCAATCGAATCGACTAAATTATCAAAATGATGTAGTGACTGCGGTTAATTTAGATGTGACTGCAAACTATACAACAACTTGCACAAGCACCACAACCGGTACTAATATTGTCACTTGTAATGACACTACAAAATTATTTGTTGGTATGACAATTAGATTTAGCGGAACACTGTTTGGTGGATCAAACATTAATGAATATACAACCTACTATGTAAAAGAAATTTTAAATGCTACTGATTTTACTATCAGTGAAAGCTATGACGGTAATGAAGTAAGTTTAACCAATGATGCTGGATCGATGACAGTAGCATTTTACTACGATCAGGGTAAATGTAAAAGGGATGTTGGGTACTTAGTTGATGCTATTATCAACGATCTTGCCACTGAAAGTTTAATTTATTCTAGAAGAGCCGGTGCTGCTTATTGGGACGGTGTGACTAGTTTAATACAAGGACAAATTGGTCCTACGGTTAATGCAGTTGATTTGTTAGCAGCCGAGATTGTGTCGGATTTAGGAGGTGACATTGCTGAAAATGCTGTATTGTCGAGTATTAATGCAATTAAAGATTTTATGAGAAATGGACCAAACCGTCCATTTGAATCGGCAAGAAAACTAATTCAAGAAAATAAAAATTGGCTTGCTACCGAAGTGTCTGCGTGGATTAATAACGAAATAGCAGATGGGCCCGGTTCTAGCGGTGATCCGATCTGGGATGGGTTTAATTATACACCCTATATGCAAGACAAATGCGAACGCGATGTTAGATATGTTTTAGATGCAGTGATCAGTGATTTAATTACCGGAACTGGACGAGCAATTCGCACTGCGGCCAATGCTTACTATAAGGGGGTAATTGATATTCCTCTTCCGACTGTGACATCAGTGTTTGAGTTTGCAGCTGGGGATTTATTGATCGGAAGAACATATACAATCACTGTGCTAGGCGACACCGATTGGGAAGCTATTACTGGTATTGCTGGTACTTATTCTGTCGGAGATCCTGTGACTGTGATAAATTACGGTTCCGGTACTGGCAGGGCCGAAATAGAACAAACTGCACAAACACAGGCTGCATTTAATCAATTATTAAATTTAGTTTTAGCAATATTAAATGACTCAGCATCGGGATTGCCAGATCCTTCGGCTCGCGATTACTTTGTAAATTTTGATGATGCAGACTATGCAAATGATACAGTGACAAAGTATTTTTATACTTTAACTGATATAATTTTTAACGGACCCGACCCCGACGATTTATTATTGAGTCCTATGTATGAATCTTCTAGGACTTTACTTACACTTAACAAAGAGTTTATACAGAAAGAAGCTGTTGCTTACGTCAATGATGAATTATCTTTAACTACAACTTGTTTATCAAGCTCGGCAGGAACTGATAATATTACCTGCGTAAGAACTAATATTTTATCAGCAGGATTACCGGTGACGTTCGAAGGATCTGGACTAGACTCGTCTATCACAGCTGGAACAGTTTATTATGTTTACAGTATTGTAAGCGCAACTGAATTTAAAATTTCGGCTACATCCGATCTAGCATCATTTGTAGCATTAACTGGGGACCTGACTTCGGCTACAGTATTCACTTATAATCAAACAAAATGTGAACGCGATGTTGGTTATCTTGTAGATGCTATAATTAGCGATCTAGCTACTAACAGCCAGGAATCTACCCTAATGGCAGGAAATGCTTATTGGAGAGGTGCTGCATCTGTGTCAGAAGAGTTCGTGAGACAAATTCCTGATACTTTGAGTGCGATCGATTACGTCAAACGTTTAGCCCTTAAAGTAGTTAACAGTGACATAACTCCTCCGATTGGAAAAGCAGAACTACTAGAGCCGCGCGATCTACAGATCGATAGTACCGGATCAAACTTATATGTATTGGGCGGAGTAGGTCCTAAGGTCTATCAGTTTACAGTTAATACTCCGTGGGATACCAGTGATATTACATTCGTTGGTAGTTTTGATGTAGGCGACGACGAATTTACCCCACAAGGCATGTACTTGGGCAATGGTGGCGCTGAACTATATATTATTGGGACTGGTGCAGTTGACAGCGAAGCCGATGGTCGAAAGATATTTCAGTATACATTAAGCAGCCCTTACGATATTACTACTGCTGCTTATACAAATGATTTTGATTTAAATGGATTAACAGTGGGCAATGGATTTGTTTCGTCTCCGTCGGGAATTTATTTTGTCGAGGACGGAATAAATGATGGACAAATTATGTTCATTGTGGGATCTAGTGATGCTGCCGTTTATAAGTATTCTCTAGGAGTTGCATGGGATATTACTACAGTCACATACAATCCAGTTGACGGATCGTATAATTTAGGCAACGAAGATAATTTTGTGACCGGTATAACATTTAATCCCAATGGAACTCACATGTATATTACTGGAGCAACAAACGATATTATTGCTGATTATGAATTAACCACTGCCTGGAGTTTAGCTGTTGCAGATGTCAACTTAGTTGAAATAGTTAATGTCTCGAACTACGAAGAAGAAATTACCGGTATACAATTTAATACCTCAGACGGAAGTCAACTATATATTATAGGTTTAACTAGTGATTCGGTAATTTCGTTTAATTTATTAAATAATTGGGATATTTCTTCGATTGAGTTTAGTAATTCAACGCCAACTGGTTATTATAGTACCCCGTATCAAAATGTGGTCAATCAAGATTTTGTTGCTACAGTGGTGTCAACTACTGCTCCTAGCACTTTTACCTGTGACCCAACATATGGAACATTTTATATAGCCAAAGGAAACCCAATTAAATTTACTCAAACATCTTCGGGTACGCCGTTATTTGGTGGTGTAGTTGCAGGGCAAACATATTACATAAAAGAAGTCATCGATTCAACTACGTTTACAATTAGCGAAACTGAGGATGGACTTGTATTCACTGGAATCACCACAGCCGGGCCCAGTTCGATGGCAGTGGCTCCCACTGGAGCCAGTTCTGGATTTGAAATAACAAAGAATTTTAATTCTATTATAAGAATAATTCGTGACGGTGCTGAGCCTTTAGAAGAAGAATTTGGTAGTCTAGTAGAAGCTACCGGTTATACTTTAAGTTATGCCGGTGCTGGAATTGACTACACAAAACTAAGTAAAGGTCAAGGCGGAACCGGTGTTGCTGATCCTAATAAATACACAATTGAATTAGATGGCGGACGAGTGTTTATCACAGCAACTGACGAAAAAGGAGACTTTTATGTAGGAAAAGTCACACCGCAAGAAGCTGGAGAAACTGCTCGGCCCTTGTTTAGAATTAATCAACAGACAGGTAGTATAGATGGGCGTGCATTTTATCAAAGCATTTTTGGATTTGTGGCCCCATTTGTTTTAGCACTTACTAGAAGGAAGTAATAATGGCCGCCCCGATTTTTAAATTTAAGAATGTTCGAGTTCCAATAACAACAGCAGCGACTGACACATTAATCTATGCAGTTGACATTGGCCGAGGGCAAAACGGCTTAGATATTGGTGTTTTACCTGAAGAAGTAAGCTCAGTGGTTCTAACTATTCAATGCGCTAATACTTGGACATATATTGATGATAAATTGATCACCGAAGTAAGTGCTGTTAACAATAGATTTACCTGCGCTGACAGCACTGATCTTGAAGAAGGTATGATGGTGACGTTTAGAGATACGTCGTACGGCGGTGTGACTTTAGGTAAAAAATATTATGTAGTCGATAAACCCACCGCAACTACTTTTACAATAAGTGAAACCATCGGAGGTGCAGAATATGTTCCTACTGGTTCGTCGGCAGGTATAACTGATTTATTCATTGACATCGATAGTTCTGTTAAAGTAACTGCTAAAGTAATAGATTTGTTGACAAACACCCAAATGAATTTAGTAAAAGATTACTCAGTTGCTCCTAGCAATGCATTTGACCCATTGAATGGAAACTTAATTTTAACATCAAAATTAGGATTGTATATAAGTGCAGAACATGCCGGTGTAGTAAATGTCACTGTAAGTTTATTGGAGATTGCTAATGCCACGGCTACTTGATGATCGCTTTGTAAAAGGACTTAAAGATGCACCGAATTCTTATACAAGAATTGACGGGACTCCTGCACAACCAGACGATCTAGTAGTTGTTGATAAAGACGGCAATAGTCTAAGATTTGCTAGTAAATCGAGTGTAGCTACTAGTTCAATATATTATTTTCAATCAACTCCTCCTGATCCTTTAGTAACTCCGTTATTTGCTGGCGATAGATGGATTGATATCGATACCGGTAAAGAATTTACTTGGATAGACGATGGCAATAGTGCCCAGTGGGTAGAAACTGGGCCCGACGGGTTTGCTGGTCCACAGGGTATACAGGGTATACAAGGTATACAAGGATTTCAAGGCATTCAAGGAAGATATGGTCCTTCGATCACAATTTTAGGAACAGTTGCTGATGTTAATGTTGCTCCTCCTGGAAATCCGCAAACTACACTTAATACTGCCTTTCCGGGTGTTGTGGTTGGTGATGGTGTCATTGACGAAGCATTAGGAGATCTGTGGGTATACAATGGTGTAAGTTGGGTTAATGTTGGACCTTTTATTGGCCCTCAGGGTGTACAGGGAATTCAAGGTATTCGCGGCGAACAAGGTGTCCAAGGTATACAGGGTATTCAGGGTATTCAGGGTATTCAGGGAATCCAAGGACAACAAGGTATACAGGGAACTCAGGGATCTGATGCAGTACAACAAGGTATACAGGGAATACAGGGCCTTCAGGGAATACAGGGCCTTCAGGGAACACAAGGTATTCAGGGATCGCAAGGAATACAAGGTCGTCAGGGAGTACAAGGTCGTCAGGGCATTCAGGGCATACAAGGTATTCAGGGAATTCAGGGCATACAAGGAATCCAAGGATTACAAGGTCAGGTTGGTCCAGGATTAAGAATTTTGGGTACTCTTGCTACTTATAACGATTTACCAGGAGCAGGATTTACTCCACCTGATAGTTTGTCAGACGGATATATAATTGATGGTAATTTGTATGTATGGGGCCCAACCGAAATTCCTCCACAATGGATTAATGTTGGTGCAATACAAGGACCACAAGGCATTCAGGGATTTCAGGGTGTTCAGGGATTACAAGGAATTCAAGGCGTACAGGGTATACAGGGTATTCAAGGCGTACAGGGTGTACAGGGTATTCGAGGAGAGCAAGGCGTACAGGGTATTCGAGGAGAGCAAGGCGTACAGGGTGTACAGGGTGTACAGGGTGTACAGGGTGTACAGGGAGTTCAGGGCGTACAGGGCGTACAGGGTATGCAGGGCGTACAGGGTATACAGGGTCCTGCATCTGTTATACCAGGCGATCAGGGAATTCAGGGAATTCAGGGCGAACAAGGTATTCAGGGTGTACAGGGCGTACAGGGTATACAGGGTGTACAGGGAATTCAGGGAATTCAGGGTGTACAGGGTGTACAGGGTATACAGGGTATACAGGGCGTACAGGGCGTACAGGGTGTACAGGGTATACAGGGTGTACAGGGTATACAGGGTATACAGGGTCCTGCGTCCGTTATACCGGGCGATCAGGGAATTCAGGGAATTCAGGGCGTACAGGGCATACAGGGCGTACAGGGCATACAGGGAATTCAGGGTGTCCAAGGGTCGAATGCAATACAGCAAGGAATTCAAGGACGCCAAGGTATTCAGGGATTACAGGGATTACAGGGTATACAAGGTCGTCAAGGTATACAAGGATTCCAGGGTATTCAGGGAGTCCAGGGATCAGACGCAGTACAACAAGGCATTCAAGGATTCCAGGGATTTCAGGGAATTCAGGGAATCCAAGGATTTCAGGGATTCCGGGGATTTCAAGGTATAACAGGCGAGCAAGGACTGCAAGGTTCAGATGCAGTTGTTCAAGGAATTCAAGGATTTCAAGGATTTCAAGGATTTCAGGGTATACAAGGATTTCAGGGTATACAAGGATTTCAGGGTCGTCAAGGTATACAAGGATCAAACGCGGTACAACAAGGCATTCAAGGATTCCAGGGAATTCAGGGAGTTCGGGGAAGCCAGGGAATTCAGGGATTCCAGGGATTCCAGGGATTCCAGGGTATACAAGGTATTCAAGGTATTCAAGGACGGCAGGGAATACAGGGAATACAGGGAATACAGGGAATACAAGGTGTTCAGGGAATACAAGGTGTTCAGGGAATACAGGGAATACAGGGACGGCAGGGACTTACAGGAACTGGTGTTTTAGGAGCCGGCGGACTTTGGGCCGGGGGATATGTTTATTCAAATTCTACTGTAGTACTTGGACAGTATAGACCCGACCAACTTGATATAGCGTCTACTACATCGATACAAATTAATGCAGTATCCGGATATTCGGACAATAACGCAGATCAACTAAGAAAATTAGCAGCAAATACAAATTGGATACTAAGATTTCATAATCCTTCACTCGCCGGTGCAGAAGATAGTGGATATATTGATTTTCTAGTTTCTACAGCAATTTTTAATACCGGTGGCAATTATTTAGATTGCAATGTTGTTTATAAGATGTCAAATCTACCGGTATCGAGTTGGACTGCAACTTCTACCGCGGGAGCATTTGATTTGTATTTTCCATTAGGGGGAATACAAGGGGTACAAGGGGCACAAGGGGTACAAGGCATTCAAGGACTCCAGGGTGCTTCTTCTCCTGGTGGAGCAACAGTTTCGGTTGTTGCCGGGCAGATATTATATTCTTCAACCGGCACAGATATAGTAGGCGATAGTGGACTTACATACGATGCCACAAATGATGTTTTAACCATTGGAACAACTAACCCATCACACATTGGAATGAATGGTTTATGGGCTACTGTTGGTTGGCAGAAAAAATTAGTTTTGAATGAAGGCGATGCCATAATATGGGCCAATGGAACGAACAAAAAAATGTTCGGAGCAACGATTGGTCCCGATGCTTGGTGGTGGGGAACCAATACAGCAGCCGATAATAGTCTTCCACCTTCATATGCCATGTGGTTAACTGCACCAACTGGGGATTTGAACGTTCGTAATAATATTACAGCATTTGCTTCTGATCGTAGATTAAAAGAAAATATTGTAAATATCGATTATGCTTTAGACAAAGTATCTCAACTAAACGGTGTTTCGTATAATTTTAACGAATTGGCCTACAAACTCGGTGGGTTTAGTAGAGAAGAAAAACAAATTGGATTACTAGCCGACGAAGTGCAAAAAGTTTTACCGGATATAGTCAAACCGGCTCCGTTTGATACGGATTTCGCTGGTAATAGCAAATCCGGTGATAATTACATGACAATTCAATACGAGAAACTTGTTCCACTATTAGTTGAGGCTATTAAAGAGCTAAAACAAGAAGTTGATATGTTAAAAGCAAAAAAATAATTTATAGATAAGACAGCGATTGTAATTCTATAGTTTTTAATTTGCTTTTAATTTCGTCTAGTTTTATTGTTTTAAATAATCCTGGGTGTGCCGGCTTCGGCACATCTTCAATCTTAGTCCAAGCCCATCCTCGATGTTCGTCATTTAAGATCGGAACAAATTCGTTTTTTACAATAATTAAAAATGTATGGTAAGAAAAATAATAATTTTCTGCTGTATAAGTCTCTAGTGGTATTATTTTTTTATCAACTATGGTGAACTGAATTTCTTCATCAAGTTCTCTATGTAGCGCCGATATGATAGTTTCTCCGGCTTCAATTTTTCCACCCGGTATACCCCAGGTGCCGTCGAATTTATTGCCACTTCTTAATAAAAACAAATAACGATTTGTTGATGTACAGTATATTAGCGCACCCACAGATTCGACAGAAGAATTTTTGTTTAGAGAAATAAACTCCACTGACCCGCAGGGTAATGTCCTTGATAGCTTTTCTTCCATTGAGTGCCGTCCCATTTATATTGAATAGCAGTATTTAAGTTAGTTACATATGTCGGCCCAGCATTTGTTGAACTATCAAAAATTACTTCCCAATTAGTTCCATTGTACTCTATAATATCATTCTGCCTGGCAATCAATTCGGTATTATTTGTACCAGCCCAGATGTCTGCTTGTTCTGAATCATCAGCATAGCCAATGTCTTGTAAGATCAAGTATCTTGTGCCGGCATCCGGTAAAGTAATGTTAGTATCGTTGCTGTTGACATTGAACGGATCTACTATTGCATGTATCGGAGGATGATTATTTGTGGGTAATGTATCTTCAAATGGATTAAATACCAACAGTGAACTATCTAACGGATTATAGGCAATAGTACCAATAATTTCGGTGCCGTCATCTAGTTGTAAACGAATTTCGCTTACACCAGAATTTAATGTTCCGTAAACGTCTATTAGTGCCGGCCAACTATCTCTAGTACCAATCTTTCCGTTATCGGTTGGTATTTCACTTTGTTTAACTAGTATTAATTGATTGTCCATCAGTATTACTCCATACATTAATGGAGTAATGTATTGTCTACTGACAAGATTACTGTCTAGTATAGAATCTTCATTTACTTCGCCTCTGGGATCATAAATGCTGGCAATGATTTTTTGTATGACGCCGAGTTTTTTAACTTTTGCCGGGGTACTAAGCCAAATTGGCATTTCAAATGTCAAGCTCATTATGTCGATTGTTTCTTCTGCTCCTTGGGGAATCGTTTGACTGGACCAATTGATATTGGTTAGCATGACCATGCTTAAACTAGACCAATCGAGATAATTATCTGTATTTTGAATTTCTAATGCAGGGTTGAATAAGCATGATATTTGTTCAGCTAATTGCAGTTTTTGTGTAGTATTACTAGTCCAAATGTCTAGTTTAACTTCTAGCTTATATGGAACAGGCATGAGTCTTTCGACCGTGATTGAATCTTGCTGATATTGGTCATACGTTCCTGTTTCTGTGTCGTATACTCTTTCGCGTAGATGTACTTTACTGACATGATATGGTTCTTGCACACGTTCTCTGTCGTAGGTCAGTCCCGAAATATATACTGCCATAGCAGGGACATGATTGATTGCATTTTCGTTATTGCCTCTTAGAATTTGCGATACTTGTCTTGAACTATCCCCATACACCACTGGTACACGTAAAAGACTGGTATTACCTTCGCGATCCTTACCAAACTCAACTTGAAAATTACTGATCATTCGTATAAACTGACTAACGAATCTGCGTATCTGGCCGCTATAAAAAAATTGTTGCATAATCAATCTGCTCTTGGTTTGAATATTTCGTTCAGTGCTTGTCGCTCATTATAACTATCGCCGCTGCTGTTAATGTGCGTATTGGTGTTGTTAACAAAACTTGATCTCAGTGTTTTGTTGTTTACGCCCGGAGTCAATGATGTACGAACAGAATCTTCTATTTTAACCCACTTAGTTCCATTGTATCTAAATAATCTATTTGGTAAAAAATCCAATCGTAAAAAGTACTGTCCAAATGTTGGACTTGAAGGAAAGGCAACTCCGCTAGTGACTTGAAGTCCATTTGGTGCCTTTCCGTCTCCGGTTAGATATCCACTGATACTTTTATCTGGACTTTGTATGATTTGATCAGCGGTTAAATCCGTATCATCTATCAGTATATTAGTTTGATCAACAGTGGGACTAAAAGGATCTTCTGGGGATCCGTCGGCCCGTAGTCCTTTGGTATACAGAGGAACAGTATCGTATCCACTAAGCGGAACATCTGTTTCGGCCTGTGAAATAATTCCGTCGTTGATGTTTGAGTATAGATTATATGTGCTGAGAATATCTTCTAATGACTTATCAGTATTTTCTCCTGCTAGGATATTTTTAGTTATATCTTTATATTCTTGGCTGTCTACTAGAGGTTGCATTTTAACACGCCATAAATGTGCCCACCAGGTCGGACTACAACCCTCGGCAGCTCGACTGGTATCGGACACAACATAATATCTTTT